GCTGAAGGTTTGGTAGCCAGCATGGGAACTATACTGCTATGTGCAGGTAAAGAAAGAAAAGGCGCAAAGATGAGTCGCCTTGTAGTTCATAAAGTTAGTGGAGGCGCAGAGGGGGATTCTCAAAAATTGAGAGAAGTTGCTGATGAGATGGACAGATTAGAGAGCGAACTGGTTGATATTTATTCGGAAGTAACCGGGAAGCCAATCGAAGAAATAAATGCAGAGTGGATGCAGAGAGGTGTTGATACTTATTTAAGCACTGATCAAGCAGAGAAATTAAACTTTTTTACTGAGTTAATTGATAGCAAAGTAGTATCAAAAGATGCTCCCAAAAATCTTCTTAAGAAAGATGATCCAAAAGCAATTTGGGAGTTCTACAACAATCAAATTCAAAATTCTTTAAACCCCCCAATAGACGAAATGAAAAATCTCGCATTATTTATCGCCTGTTTTCAAACAGCAGGAATCACACTGCCAGAGAACAGCACAGAGGAGCAAGTACTTGCATCCGTTCAAAAGCTATCAAAAGAGTACGGAGAGCTAAAGTCGAAACTTGAAGCTGCCGAACTAAGAGAAAAGGAAGCAGGAAAAGCTAAGGTCAATGACTTGGTTGAAAATGCTGTAACTGCCGGTAAAATCACAGCCGCACAAAAAGAAACTTATACAAAGTTGGCAACTGCTGACTATGATTCCACAAAGTCTGTATTGGAAAACATGAAGGCTCACATTCCTTTGAGTGCAGTTATTAATGGACTTGTTGGAGAAAAGAAAAATAAGTATGAGGACTGGGATTTCGCAAAATTCCAAAAGGAAGACAGCAAGGAGCTTGAGAGAATCAGAACCTCAGAGCCAAAAAGATACGAGGAATTAAGAAATGCTCACACCGCGTCCTTAAAAAGGGACTAACGTGAGTGCGCAGTCTGATGCTGCCGCAGGATTGGCAGGAGGCGCAGGATATGTTCTTGTAAAAGTATTCGGATGGATATCAATTGCAAGTCTTTCTCAAGCCTTTCTCTTAGGAGCAGCGAGTGCAGCTGGAGGTTTCTTGTTAAAAAAGACCGGAGATTTTATCTACAAAAAAATAATAAAAACAATCATTCTAAAACTAAAAAAACTGAAAAAATGAAAGGATTTAAAGTAATCTGCCTGATGTTGATAAGCTTTGTTGCCTCTGCCTTATTAGGTGTTGCAATTAATGCTATAACTGCATGTCCAACCCCAATAGCAACGCTTGCGGTATTTGCCGGAGGGATTGCAAAGTATTTTATTGCTCCAGCTCAAAATGGCTATGCTCAAATGGCAATAGCTCAGGAGATTTGGGTTGACTATATTATTAAGGCTCTTCAAAAAGCCAATCCATTTTTAAACTATTGCTTTGATGAGTCGGAAAATGTTTTAGCCGGATCAGTTTGTCACGTGCCACAGGCAGGAGCGAAACCAGCAGTTGTTAAAAACAGATCAAGTTTACCAGCAACTATCACTCGAAGGACAGATACTGACATCACTTACCCATTGGACGTGTACAGTACAGACCCGACTTTGATCACAAATGCTGAGTCAAAAGAAGTTTCCTATGATAAAATGGATTCTGTTTTTGGAGATCATGTATTGAGCCTGGATGAAAGTATTGCTGATGATTTACTTTATAAATGGGCACCGACTGTAGCCGGAAACATTATTCGTACAACGGGCGCAGATGCTACCACAGCATTAGCTCCATCAGCTACAGGAACCCGTAAGAAATTGCTTAAAGATGACTTGAGACGCGCTCAGGCATTAATGAATAAGCTGAATGTTCCAAAGCCTGACAGATATGCGCTTATTCCAAGCGAGATGTATGCTGAGTTAATGGAGGATGCTGATCTTATTAAGAGAGACAATTCAGGTGAATTGAACATGAAGGAAGGTGTAATCGGCAAATTGTTTGGATTTGATTTGTTAGAGCGTTCAGATTCTACGCTTTACACTAATGCGACTCCGCCAGTACCTAAAGCGGTTGGAGCTGCCGGAGCTGCCACTGATAATATGGCAGTGCTTTGCTGGCAGAAAAACCAAGTTGCGAAAGCTCTTGGTTCAGTAAAATTCTTTGAAACAATTGGCGATGCTGCAAATTATGGAGATATCTACTCTGCTGAAGTGAAAATGGGAGGAAGAAAGCGCAGAACAGGTGGAGAAGGTGTTGTGGCAATTGTTCAGACAGTTGGAGCATAATCAAATTAGGATCAATTAACCCGATAAATTATAAACACCCGATGGAGAAGGGGTGGCGATGACTTCAAAGCCCCGCATTGGGACAAAAAAAATACAATGAGCAAAGAATTAGAAAAATCTGCAATCCTTCACTTTGAGTCTAATCCAAAGGTTGACATATTCCATGTAACAACTGATGGTCAGTGTTTTGAAAATGAACATGTAGCTGCACAACATGGAAAAACTCTTGGAACCAATGAACTAAGAGAAGTGGTAACATTTAAAAGAGCTGATGTATTAACTGAAGAATCTAATGAAGGCGAAGGAAAAGGTAAAAATGCAAATGATGCGATCAAGGATATTAAAGAAGCTGAGACCCTGGAAAAAGTAAAGGAGTTGTTAGTTGGCGAAGATCGCTCATCAGTTATAAAAGCAGGTGAGAAAAGAATTGCTGAATTAAGCAAGTAAGGGGATGTCAGTTGCGGCAAGGTTAATAGCGAAATTCGGAGACCCAATCAAAGACCCTGCGTCTTTCGAGAAGGCTAACCTCACAGTGTGGACTGTTCCCGCTAACCTTGCCGCTAAACTGCCCTTCAAAAAAATATACTGCAACAAGTACCTTGTTAAGCCTCTTGAGGAAGTCTTTAAGAGGCTTGATGAAAAAGGATTGTTGAGTGAGATTAAAACCTTTGACGGATGCTTCAATATTCGCAAGGTTCGCGGATCAGCGACAGAGCCTTCGGTTCATTCCTGGGCAATGGCAGTTGATTTCAACGCAAAAGAAAACGGGCTGGGAATGCCTGTAAAATTCAGCAAAGCATTTCTTGACGTATGGAGAGAATGTGGCTGGACTTGCGGAGCGGATTTCAAAAGGTTAGACGGAATGCATTTTCAATACACACCATTAACTCTATAAAGTCGTGGAAGACAAAAAAACTATAAAACAAAGATATCAGTCACCTACACCGAAGTTCTTTAAAAAGCTTGCATGGATAGGAGGTTCAATTGCTGCCGCAGGTCTTGGACTCATTACTGCTCCAGTTGCTTTACCAGCTGTTTTAATAACAGTTGCAGGGTACATGGTAACAGGTGGAACCGTAATGACAATAGTGGCAAAAGCTGTAACAACCAGCGAGAAATAATTAATAAAAGTCTCTAACTAATCCAATAAAAAAACAATGGGATTACCAAAAGTTAAAATAGCATATGGCAATGGCAATTTAGGCCAAAAAGCAGCTTCTGAAGATGGAATCTGTGGTATAATGGTTAGTGGTGTGGCGGTTGCTGGAAAATTTGCGCTGGGTGACATTCTCACTCTTTACAGTCTTGATGATGCAAAAAATTTAGGTATTGATGCTGCTTATGATACAACAAACACCTGTGCAGCATACCAGCAAATAAAAGAGTTTTATGATGAGGCTCCGACTGGAACCCAATTATATGTAATGGTTGTAGCTAAGACAGTTACAATGACTCAAATGTGCGACAAAGACCTGAATTATGCTGCGAAATTGCTTTCTCAAACTCAAGGTAAAATTAAGCACGTTGGAATCACAAGAATTCCTGATGGAGCTTACACACCTACTTATGATGACCAATTTGAGCAGGATTTATGGGATGCAGTTACTAAAGCAAAAGCCTTAAGAACTTATGAGGAAGACCACTTCCGTCCAGTTTCTTTTTGGCTGGGAGGAAGAAACTTTCAGGGCGCTGCTGCCACAGCGAAAGACCTTCGTGATCCATTAGAAACTAATGCAAATTGTGTATCTATTGTAATTGGGAATGATTATAATGTTGCTATTTCGGCAGCTCATTATAACAAGTATACCTCTGTCGGTCTTGCACTTGGAAAGAAAGCAGCCGGAGCTGTTCAGGAAAATATTGGCAAGGTTAAAAAAGGAAAATTAAAAGTAGTTACAAAGCCGGGCTTTTCAAATGGCGCAGCTTATGAATCTATCTCAGAAACAAACCTTGAGGTTTTGGCAAATAAGGGATATATATTCCTTATCAAGCATCCGGGCAAAGACGGAATATTCTTTAACGGCGACCATACTGCCGCTCCGGTAACTGATGATTATTCATCCCAAAGCAGGAGAAGCGCAATTGATAAGGCTGCAAGGATTACAAGGCTTGTTTACCTTGAAGAGTTGTTGGATGATGTTGAATTAGACCCAACCACAGGAAAATTATCTGCTGGGACAATAAAGGCATTCCAGGCAAATGTTGAGGAGGCTATTAATGCGCAGATGACAGCAGCAAAGGAGATAACAAAAGTTACTTGTTTTGTCGATCCTGATCAAGATGTACTTGCTACCAACAAAATTGTGGTTGAGGTATCAATTATTCCTAAAGGAATGACGGAAGAAATTTCGGTTACTCTGGCTCTTGATAACCCATCTAATTAAATTATTTAAACAGCATTTAAAAACCCATTAAAATGATCAATGGAAATGAATACGCCTGGGAAGACATCCAGGTGATAATGCCCGGAAAGCCCACTCCAATG